TCACTTATCGGGCCACATCGAACCCTTGGGCGCTGGCCCATGGCCTAACCCACGAGGTGGATGTGCTGGATGGTGTGCGGTTCGCCATCGTTCGCAAGACCTGCGCTCAGATGTGCTTGAGTGAGGGCGATTCAGGTGAGCCGCTGCTGGAGCGTTGGCAGTTCAAGCGCCACAGCGTTTACCACTGACAGTTCAGCCCACAACCTCCGACCTGGGGGTTGTCAGATGCACTGTCGCATCGTTTAAACATCTTGAGAGGCGTCACATCATGCACCCATCCGACAAAATTGTTGTCATCGGTTCAGTCCTGGCATTTCTTGCCCTGGCTTTCATTCTGTATACATTCTGAAAGGCTTAACACCATGAAAACCACAGTTTCAATTTATGATTTCAGAGATGCGTTTAAACGCTGCGGTAGAGGCGGGCAATTCTCTTATGATGGCCTGGGTGTTTTGTTTAAATATCTTGAAGATTATGAGCAAGAAACGGGCGATGAAATTGAATTAGATGTTATTGGTATTTGCTGCGATTTTGCAGAAAATGACTTTGCCTCTATTGCTGAAGATTACTCCATCGATCTTTCAGAGTGCGAAAGCAAAGATTCAATTAAGACCGCAGTTTTGGATTTTCTGGCAGACAATGGTTCATTAATCGGCGAAACTGATGAAGCCGCCGTTTATAGGCAGTTCTGATGATTTATGCCACCCTTGCCCTAATTCTCCGCATCCTTACCCGTAAAAAATGAAAGGCTTTCAAAATGAAGACTGGTACAAATGCACAATCAAAACCTCAATTTGAAGGTGATATAATAAAATTTAAATCACCACATTCTAATGTTTGGCTTTATGATATTTGTAAACGCAATGAAAAATATGGTTGGCTTGAGTGGGTTGCATTAAATAATCCAACTGATAGGCAAAAGTTTGTTGCAATGACAGAATCATAAGTTAAGAACCACTAACTAAGACCCGCCAAGTGCGGGTTTTTCTTTACCCATTTTTAAGCCCTTGCAAGCCCTTGGGGTCAATCACCATATACCAATTACAAAAAAAGCCCCTTAAACGGCCTTTTAAGCCCTTTGGCAAGCCCTTTTGTGGTCAATCATCATCCTGGTTTGGCAGTGTGGTTACCAAGCCCACAAAATTCAGATTCATTTCAGGGTCAAGGCCGCAGTTATAAAAGTGGCCCGCTTGGTCAATCGCCACTTTCAACCCTTGCGTCATGTTACCGCCTCCGATCAATTCAAGAATGGCCCTTTGTTCATGGCTTAAATCGAGTTTAAAGTCCGTTTGGGTTCTGTTTGGGTTTATCCTGTTTGCCATGTATTTGATCTCGCCAATAAAGTGCGATTAAAAGTGCTTCGGCCCTGTTTCCATCTTTCTTTCTGGTTAACTTTGCTTCAGGCCAAAATGATCGGGCTAAGTCTAGGCTTTCGTTTTTATCGCTTGTCAAATGAAAATACTTTTTCCATTTTTGAGGGGTTACCAAATGAAAAGGATAGCGGGTTAATTCAGCCACCGCTGAGATAACACCTACTGCCCTGCCAAACTGGAAACTACTTGCAACCCCTTGCCCTGGCATTGAATGCACTGATTCCATGCAAATCTCTGCGCCCTCTTTTGGGTCAATGCAGCGCAGAATCATGTTTTTGAATACGAGCGGCAATATATTCTTATCTTTATGCTCAATCATAAAAGAGTCCAAATAATCGCCATTTGCATCTAATGCACCAACTGCACCGCTTATGCTGCCTGGGTCAAGACCGATCCAGACCATTATTGCGCTCCTTCATTTGTTGAATTAAGTCCTGGGTTATCCCTCGCCACAAATGGGTAGAACAACTCTCTAATTCCTTGGCCCTGTGCCATGCCTGTGCTTTCCACCCAGGTTGCTTGGCAAGGTGAACAAGCCATGCTAATGTCTCCTGATACAAGTAAGGCTCTGTTGACAAGATACTGCGAGACTGCAAGTCCTTGTTTTCTTCTATCAAGTAGGTCATGGGCTTCTATTTTGTTCATTGCCGCCTCAATTGAGCCAAACGCTCTTTGATGTGATCGGGCATTGGTGCTGCCTTGGCAATGTCTGCCTTGATCTTGGCTAGGGCAGGGTCTACAAGCGGTTTTAAGGCCATTTCAGGCACTTCTGCGCCATCCCAGCGTTGCTGGTTCAGATACACCAAAGGGGCAGGGATAAACGCCCCATTTGCCTTCAGCCATTGCTCTGTGGTTTTCATCCAGGCTAGGTGTTTCATTATCTGGTCTGCTTGGGTATCGCAGTAAGACTTATCCCAAACCTTCTTACAAGCCGATTTAGCCCCTTTTCTGGGACTACTAGGCCATGCCTTCCAAAAGTCTTCAAACATCATTTTCCACCCCACATGATATGTTCTTTGAAATCCTCATAGAGTTCGCCTCTCTCCATCAATCGGATTAGCATCTCTCCATTGCCAACATTTCTGTGCTCCATGATGTACTCAGCATACTGTTGGTCGAGTTCGTAGGTGTTCATTTTGTCCTCAAACTCTTCTTCAGACATAGGTTCTCCAAGGGTGGATAGACTGAGTATCCTTCCCGCTCCAGACTTGTCAGTGTTCATTATTGACTCCTATTAAGATTGAAAAACTAGAAAAGCCCCAAGTGCGCTTGACGGGTTTGTTCGCTTATACATCTGGCCTTGTTTTCCACCGTGTACCAGATGCTTCAACAGTCGCCAAACCAACGCTGTTCGCCTTTTGCCCTCGGGTGTGAAGGGTGCGGTGTTTTCTTCCAGGCCGTCCATGCAAACGCTCTGCTATCGTGTGGAGTACGATCAAGAACGCAAAAGGCCACTTACTACTGCGTTCCAGTGCTTGACCCACTGTCCCTTTCGGGTGAACGCATGAGTAAATGGCCTCATGTTTTGTCTAAGCGGGTCAGCCGCTTTGACGAACGCAATGTACACCATAAAAAAACTGCTTGTCAAGTAGGGGTTTTCCTTGATACAAAATTATCTCCAAATCTGCTAGGAAGTTGTAAGAAATCGTAACAACCACTGCGAAACACATTCCTCCGCAGTTCTTTGCCATCATAGATTTCTTTGACAGACCCATTCTCAATCCGCATGGCTGCACCACTTATGGCCCGATTCATCTCCATGCGCCCATATTCAGTCAGATGCCACTTTTCCTGATGATTAATGACATGGCCGAACCTCTCTAGTTCAGGCAGGTATCTTTGATAGTGAAACGATACAGAGTTGTTGTCTGTGTGACTGTGGGTCATCTCTAGCATTGACCTAGGGCCACTAGATAGGCGCTTGAGCAGTGTTCGATGGGTGAGGTTTAAACGCATTTGCTTGTCTCCAAAAACCTCAGTATGATGGGTTTTATATTTTTTTGCACTAGGGAAAACACCTATTCCCTGCATCTTTTTTCTGTGCGACAGTCCTATCACTGCGCTTTTGCAGTGATTGATAGGAGTTACAAATGCCAACTGATGAGGAACAATTTAAGTACGAGTGCTGGGCGATTGTCCAGGAGTTAGACCCAGAAGACATTGCTGATGCCATTGGCGACAGTGTGGCTCTGGTGGAGGCCATCAAAGCAAACCATGCTGAAGATGTTGCAAGCATCGTGATGAACAGAGTAGAACTCAAGGTGCGCCGCAGGGCTGAACTACGAGTGTTTGATGTTGTCAAAACCCAATGGATTGATGACATTGAAGAACTCCAGCACTATCGCAATCTCCGCATTGAACGAGTCCAAAAAGCCCTTGATGAGCGAAAGATCATGGAAGCTAAAATGGATGCCCCTTTTCAACAAATGTTTGATGAGTGAGGACAACATGAAAATGAAATCACGCTTACAAGACATCATTGGAGACAATTCAGATGAAACATTTGACGATTGCGATCAAACGAGTCCTATCCTATTTCGAGATTGTGATCTCGCAACCCAGCTTGCCTATCTTGCTGAGAAACAAAACACCAGCAAGGATGACCCTGCCAACCCTGGCAATCACAGACCCTAAATTTGTCTACAAGAATGCTTCTTGCACAGACATAACTCAAACATTTCAAAAGGCTAAAGATGAGCGACTTCAACGACTACGCAACGATGCTGATAGCAATCGAGCAAAAGACCAAAGCAATGGAGAACAAGTGTCTAAACAAAAACTACGCAGGGTTCACGGGTGACATAACTTCAATCCAGCATGAACTCACGATGCTGACAATGTGGATCACACAAGCACAAGGAGAGCAAATTAGGGAAAACACCTATAGAATTCTCAACAAAGTCTGACACAATTAAATCTCACTTAACAGGAGTTACGAATGAATGTATATCAAAAACTGAATGAGGCCCGTGAGCAATTTCACAAGGCCAAACTCAAGAAATCAGGTCACAACAAGTTTGCAAATTACTACTATTTTGAACTTGGTGACTTTGTAATACCAGCACTAGAAATCTTCAAGTCTCATGGTCTTACATCGGTCATTAGTTTTGGCAAAGAAGAAGCCAGCATGACGATTGTGAACAACGACAAGCCAGAAGAAAAGATCATCATCACAAGCCCAATGTCTTCAGCGGCCTTGAAGGGTTGCCATGAAGTGCAGAACCTGGGCGCTGTTCAGACCTATATTCGCCGTTACCTATGGGTGGCTGCGCTTGAGGTTTTGGAGCATGATGCCTTGGATGGCACTGTTGGCTCAGACAAGAAGACCATCAAGCCCACAGATGGCGTGATTGTCTCCAAGGATAGGCAGAACATCATTGCAGATGTTGCGATTGCCATTGCCGACAGAATCAATGCAGATGACATGATTGGGGCTTATGAGGAGTATCGGGGGATTACAGACGATGAAGAAAAGGTGGCGTTATGGGCATTGCTTCCAAGTAATGTGCGTAGTGCTTTGAAGAAACATGGCGAATCATTGAAAGGCTAATATGGAAAAGAAAAACAACTCAGGAGTTTTGTTCAAGTCGGACAAAAAGGAAACAGCTAACCATCCTGATTACAAAGGAAACATCACTGTTGATGGAGTGGATTATTGGTTGAGTGCATGGATCAAAGAAGGAAAGAATGGCAAGTTCATGGGCTTGGCAGTCAATCCCAAGGATGCACAGCCTCCAGCGTCTAATCCGAAAAAGATAGTTTATGATGATTCGGACATTCCTTTCTGATAAACCTCACGGGGCTACGGCCCCATTTAATAGGAGTTGATGATGACAAAATTAGATCAATCTTGGTTTGGTGGTGCAGTCGAGAAGTTCTTTGGAACTGCGCCGTTTAAACTTTCTCGCAAAGAAGACCCTGCCACTTCCCACCAAGCAGCACAGGCAATCGACACCACAAAGATGGAGTCGCTGGTCTATGAAACTATTGCAGCCTATGGCCCAGATGGTTGCATCTCAGATGATGTACTTGCCAAACTAGCATTCCTGCCCTATTCAAGCGTCACAGCCCGTTACAAGGCGCTGATTGACAAGGGCTTCATTGAGGTCATTGGAACCCGCAAAGGCGTTTCTGGGCGACTCCAAAGGGTTATGCGTAAGGTAGGGTAAATCCCTATTCCAATCTCTGTCAGACAAGGCAGAATTGACGCATGAACCAACAACAAACCAATCGTTTAAATGCTTTCTGGCAGGATGTAGAGGCTCACAAGGCTCTCAATCCATCCTTGCCAGAGCAAGCCCTTGTAATCCTCAAATCTGTGGCCCTGGATGCCCTCCTTGCCGCACAAGACATTGAACAGATAGGAGTGAATGATGCAAACAATTGAATTTGTGCCTTTTGATTGGGTAGACGATGACTTCAATCCAGAGATTGACCGCATTGAGGTTGATTACCAATGGCATGAAGCAGATGACTCTGTTGGCTTAATCGCATACTGTGAAAAAACAGTCAAGTGGATGCGCTTTAACTTGGAAATCAAGGACATAACAGATGAGTTGTCCTATGCTGATTTGGCTTATTTGAAGCATGAAATCCAGCGTAACGATAAGGAAATTGCAGATGAAAGAACCTGAAGACGAGGCTTTTGAAGACTTGGCAAAGCGCCAGGGTGATTGGGGTCTGCAAGGGTCTAGGAAACACCAGATCATTAGATTTGCTGAGAACAATGCCAGGAATGAAGTGATTGAAGAAGTTGCCAAGGAACTAGACAAGTTTGCTGGTGCGTTTGGCAGGGACACAGTTCAATCGTTTGCGGCTTATGTAAGAGGAATGAAGAAATGAATGAAATTGCTATTGGAGACATTGTGCAGGTCACACCAGACAAAGAAATGTTTGGTGCTTGCATGGTGGTGGTGACAGAACTTAAGAGTTGGGGCATTCAAGGTTATGTGCAGTCTGCTGGTGTACCCGGGCAGCAGTACATCAGATTGAACTTTGATGATTTTGAGCATACTGGCGGTAAAGCAATATGGGTGGTGGCACATGACTGACAAAGAATTATTTAAGCTGGCGCTTGATGCGTTGGAAGCAAATTATTTGCTTGTAAATGGAACTGAAACTCATGGTGGTTTAGAGCAATGTTTAGACGGTTATTACTCTAGTTGTTTTGATACTGACCCAATTAATAAACAAACAGAGGAGGCCATCAACGCACTCAAAGAACGATTGGCAGACCCCATGCGTGAGGTTCAGAGGTTGGGGCAAGAGATTGAGCAAGAGCCTGTATGCCCCGATTGCAAAGCAAAAGTTCTTTATGAATGTGTGGCTTGCAGTAGCAACAACTACCCACCACGGCGCACATGGGTAGGGCTGACGGAAGAAGACCGAGCGAAAATACTCAGCCGCAAATGGTGGGACTTTGAAGACGAGTTTGATGTTGACGGGTTCCTACGCCTAGCAGAAGCCAAACTCAAGGAGAAGAACACATGAACTGGTTGCCAGAACACAAGTGCGGACTTCATCTTGAACACAATGAACATCGCAACTACTACCAAACCGTTGAGGAATGCTACGACCCCGGAGATTTTGTGTCTGAGGAAGAATGGCTCAAGGCCGTCAAAGAAGATAGCGTCTGGGTATTGCAGTGGTATCCAAACACGCCAATTGGTTTCAATCGGATTGCCGCATCAACATTGGAGGCCATAGAAACCGAACTCAAGCAAAAGAATGGCTACGCCGAGGAGAAGAACGCTATATGTAGCCCTTTTATGATTTCTGAACTTTGGAAATTGCACAAATGAAAGCACGACAAGTATTCATAGCCCTAATGATAGGCAAAGGCTACACACCGGATGAACTTCAATGGGACGGGAAGAAGTTTACAAACTCTGCCATCGTGACTCGTTGGAATTACTTTCTGTTGGGTTGGGAAATGCGGGGGGTGATGTGATCGAGACAATCATCACTATCTTTGCCATAGGATTTCTAGGCATTGCGTTAGCCATTGGAGGAGTTTGCCTGATGGTTTGGATGGCCTTGAATGAAGACTAAGGGTGGCGCAAGACCTGGGGCAGGACGCAAACCCACTCAAATCAGCGAATCCAGAGCATTGACGCTATGGAAAGATGGCGTTAGCAAGAAAGAGATTGCCAAAAGGTTTGGCATTGACTATGAAGCTATCTTGTACTTCTTTAAGAAACACAAGATATTCAATCGTGGAAAACTCAAGAACCAAGAACCGCAAAAGCCTCGTTAGTGTGCTTGATTCGGTCATCTAGGCCAATAGTCCCACCATTGATCTTCTTGGTCAAACCTGTCCAATCAGCAGCTTCAGCAAGATTGTTGCAGTTGTGGGTTGACCAGAACCAGCCAGCAGTCAGTGCCGCATACTTAGGCGTTGCAACAAGGTCAGGCTCCATCACAAAGTCAGCACCCAAGGCTTTTCCAGCGTGAAAATACGAGCTATGCCCAGTTAATTGGACAGCACCCCTGCCCCTAAAACGCCAGCCATCCCCACTGGCTTCATCTCTGTTTCCCATACGATTGGCGTACACGC